GCGCACCAGGCGGTCGACGTTGGCCTCGACCGCGGCGGCGGTGGGCGTCCAGCGCAGCTCGATGGTGCGGTCGGCCTCGGTGTGGCCGGCGTCGTTGACGACGCTGCCGCCGTCCAGCGTGGCCTGGCGGTTGACGCGGCGGCGGGTCTCGCCGATGTCGGTGTCGTCGGCCAGGTCGAGCTCGACGACGCCCTCGATGTCGTAGGTCAGCGTGGCGAGGACGGCGCGGCGGTGCATGTCACAGCCCCAGCAGCAGGCCCAGGCCGTCGCGGTTGACGCGGACCTGGATGGTCTTCAGGATCTCCCACATGAAGGCCTCGAGGTGGGGCTGCAGACCGGCGCCGTCGATCTTGACCAGCGCGTCGCCGCGCTCCATGGCCTGGGCCTGCTGACGCAGCAGGTTGATCTGCGCCTGGGTCAGCTCGGCCTGCTGCTGCAGGGCGCGGTCGCGGCGGGCGTTCTCGGTGTCGAGCTGGCGGAAGAGCGCGTTGCGGGTGCTGCTGTCGATGAACTCGCCGCCGGTCAGGGCGCCGAAGGCCTTGGAGATGATGTCGGCGGTGCTGTCGATGGTGGTGTTGATCGACTCGAAGGCGGCGCGGACCGTCTCGGCCTGGGCCTTCACGCGCTCGACGTCGATGCTGATGCGCGCCTCGATGAACTTTATGCGCTCGTTGCTGGCGATCTTCTCCAGCTCGATGGCGGCGCGCTGGGCGGCCTCTTCGGCCTTGCGCTGCTCGGCGGCCTGCTTGCGCAGTTCTTCGGCCGTCTTGGCGGCGGTGCCGGCGAGCTTGTCCTGCGACTTCTCCAGCAGTGCGTTGGCCTTGGCGAACTCGTCGGCCGACAGCTTGCCCTGGGCAAACTTGGTGACGATGTCGGCCATCACCTTGTTGAGCGCGTCCTCGTCCTTGATGTCCCTCAGCGTCTTCTTCAGCTCGGACAGGATCTGCGCGCCGGTCAGCTTGGGGTCGCTGACGGTGCGGCCGAGGGACTCGACCTGCGCGCCGGCCGCGCTGGCCTCGTTGCGGGCGCCGAACAGCGCCTCGGTCAGGCTGCTGGTGCTGTTGGCGGCCTTGTCCAGGGATTCCTTGAAGCGCTGGCCGAAGCCGGTCCAGTCGGCCGAGAAGATGCCGAAGTCACCCGTGCCGGCCTCGCCGAGCACCACGGCGATGTTGGCGATGGTCTCGCCGAAGAAGCGGATGCTGCTGACGCTGCCGCTGATGATGGACGAGATGGCGGCCACGGCGCGCTGCAGGCCCTCGAAGGCGCCGGTCTGGCCGAGCGCGACGAAGGCTTCGTCGATCTCGTTGCGCAGCCGGTTGATGGCCTGGGTGTAGCCGTCGACGCGGGCCGGCTCGCCGAAGGCGCGGTTCAGCTCTTCGGTGAACCTGGGCAGGAACTCGGTGGCGGTGAGCTGGCCGGTCTCGAGCAGCTTGCCCAGCTCCTGGGTGGTGACGCCGACCGAGCGCGCGGCGATCTGGAAGGCGCCCGGCAGCCGCTCGCCCAGCTGGCCGCGGAGCTCTTCGGAGCTCACCGTGCCCTTGCTGATGATCTGCTGAATGGCCAGCAGAGCGCCCTCGGTGTCGGCGCTGCTGCGGCCCAGCGTGCTCATGGCGTTGGCCACGCTCTCAAAGATGCGGCGCGTGCTCTCGCCTTCCAGCGCGGTGCCCTTGGTGGCGGCGGACAGGCTGACGTAGGCATTGGCCGAGTCGCGCACGCTGAGGCCCAGCAGGTCGCTGGTGCGCTTGAGGTACTCGAATTCCTCGTTGGCGCGATCGCTGCTGCCCGTGATGAGGGTCATCGCGCGCTGGAAGCGCTCGAGCTCGACGTTGGCGTCGACGAAGGCGCGGGCGATCAGGCCGGCAGACAGGAAGCCCACGGCCTTTTCGAGCGCGGAGCCGAACTGGCTGGCCTTGGCGGTGGCCTTCTCCAGGTCGTCGCCGACCTTGGACGTGGCGTCGCCGGCCTTGCCGGCGGCCTGCAGGCTCTGCTCGACCCGGTTGATGGCGGCGCTGGCCTCGTCGGTGCCCTTGAAGACCAGCGCGATGACCTGGCTGATGTCAGCCACGGCTTACCTCTCGCCGGTCTCGGCTTGCCGCAACTCCCAGAACGCCACCCACAGCGCGACCTCGTCGTCGGTCATCCAGCCCTGGCTGATGACGTCGGGACGGTGCTGGTAGAGGTAGCCGCCGCGCATCTCGATCACCCTCATGGCTGCGAAGAGGGAGCGGTCTTCTGCGAGGCGGCGGCGGGCTTTACCAGGTCGGCGCCCTTGCCTGTCAGCTCGAGGATGCGGTTCGTCAGCGTCAGGAAGACGATCGGGTAGGCCTCGGCGAGCTTGACGGCCTGCTGCAGCTCGATGCGCGGCGACACGCTGCCGGCAACCAGCATCTCCAGGCGCTTGGCGATCTCGCCGGGCGTGTCGTTGCTGATGCCGAGGAACTTGCGGATGCCGGCGGCCTGCTCGCCGGCCGAGGCGATGGCGTCGACGATGGTGCGCACCGTGGCCTGCCGCTGCTTGGCATCGGTGGCGCGCTGGATCTCGGACGCGGTGAGGTGCCGCACCTCCCACTGCGCAGGCTCGTCCGGGCCGAAGAACTCGGCCAGCTCGGGCACGTCGATGCGCTCGGTGCGCGGCCGGAAGTCGGCGCGCTCGAACGCAGCCATGTCGAACGGCATCAGGCGACCTCGGTGGCGGCGGCCGACGCGCTGATGGTGCAGGCCGCCGCGATGTTGTCGCCGGCCGGGAAGGTGCGCGCGATGCCGAGCTTGCCCTGGCTGAGGATGTAGGCCGAGGCGTAGCGGTCCGGGTAGAAGCGGAACCACAGTTCCTGGTTCTTCAGCGTCACCAGGGCGTCGCTGACGCCGTTGGTGAGGTACGCGGTGAAGGTGCCCTGGTTCAGCGTGCTGGTGGAGCTGCCCAGCGTGGTGCCGTAGACCTGAGTGCTGGTCACCGCGTGCGTGGTCTCGGGCGGGACGAAGTCGCTGGCCAGCTGCACGTCGGAGAAGATGGGCGCGGCATAGCTCGCGTACACGCGCTTGGGCACGGGTCCCGTGTGGATCTCGGGCAGCACGGACAGGAAGGTGACCGAGCCGCTGCCGTAGTTGACGCTGAACAGCGGGAAATCCGCGCGCTCCTGGTGGGTGCCGACGACCTGGAAGATCTCGGCGGCGGTGACCAAGCCCGCGCTGACGCTGGTGGTGCGCACCTGGCCGATCTCGACCGAGTCCACCGCGATCAGCGGCGGGCCGCCGTTGGCGCCTCGCGTCTCGGAGAAGCTGGTGCCGTCGGTGCCCGAGACGGCCGCGATGGAGCCGCTCGAGTTGATGGTGATCGAGGTGATGTTGTGCGTGTCCGAGCTGACGCCGCGGGTGATGGTGGCGGTGCCGGCGTTGACGGTGGTCACCACGCCGTTCAGGTTCAGCGTCAGCGCGGCGACGTTCACCTTGTCGTTGTCGCTGGCGTGCGGGGTGACGACGCCGCCGGTCAGCAGGCCGTTGGGGCGCACGACCGGGGCGTAGCCGGACCGGCGCGACCAGAGGCTGGCGGCGGACGTGAACGTGGTCTCGTCGCCGCTGTTGGTCAGCAGGGTCATCGCCGTGCTCGACTGGCCGGCCTCGTATTGCAGCTTGGCTGATTCGGCGGTGGGCATGGGGAGTGCTCCGGTTGGGTGTCAGGTGAGGAGGCGCGCGGTGGTGACGTGGCGCACCGGGAAGTCGAGGTGCAGCACGCCGGCGCGGCTGCTGAGCTGCTGGGCGGTGTCCCACTGCATGCGAGGCTCGTCGATGGTCTCGGCCAGTCCGCCGAGGGTCTGCGCGGCCATCAGGCGGGCGTAGACGGTGGCGGCGATCTGGCCGCTGGGGCGGCCGTTGGCGCCGGCGGTGTCCGTCCTGGCGAAGCAGCTGCAGCGCACGACGGTGCGCCAGTCGACCGCGCCGTAGCGGCGGGCCAGCGGCTCGCTGTCCAGGCAGACGACGCGCACGCCCTCGGCCACGGTCTCGGGCAGCTCGTCCCAGGTGGTGGCGTCGTCGACGTTGCCGCCGGCCACGGCCGGCGCGGTCAGCAGCGCGTCGACGATGGCCTTCACGATCGCGTCGTGCTTGATGGCGGGCATCAGGCCAGCTCCAGCAGCAGCGTGGTCACGCCGGTGCCGTCGGGCTGGACCGACGTGACCCGGTAGGACACGCCGCCGACGACGCAGGTGGTGCCGGCGGTGGCCGCGCCGGCCGCCGCGGTGGGCAGCGTCAGGCGCGGGCCGCGCATGGCGATGGCGTCGAAGGCGTCGGCGTAGGCGGCGTCGAAGATGCCGAGGACCGGCGCGCCCGCCAGCGTCGCCGTGGTGGCAAAGCCAGCCGCGTCGAAGAAGGGGGAGAGATCCTCGGCGAAGGCCATGGCCGGCAGCGCTGGATCAGCGCTCCTGCTTCACGCCCAGGCCGTAGCAGGCCACCAGGAACTGCGGCGACGAGGTGCCGCCGATGGCGGTGACGGCGCGCACGTAGCGGCGCAGTCCGTCGACGTTGACGTTCAGGCGGTGGAAAACGGCGGCCTTCGTGTTGGCGGCCGTCACCTGCGTGAAGGCCAGGCCGGTGACGTCGGCGAAGCTGGAGTTGTCGGCGCTGTCCTGCAGCTTGACGTCCAGCGTCGGGTTGGTGCCGGCGACGTTCTTGGCCGCGATGAAGAAAGCGGCCTCGCCGACGAAGTCCTGCAGGTCCACACCGGTGCCGTCGGCGCCGGCGGTGATGTCGGACATCGCGACGAGGGCGATGGTCTGCAGGGACTGGCCCAAGTTCTGATCGATCATGATGGCGTCCTCTTTCAAGGCGCGAGGCCCGGGGGCCTCGCGGGGTGTCAGGGTGTCAGGGTGTCGTCACGCGGGCGGTCAGGCGCTCTTGGCGTCGACCATCGTGGCGAACGACTCGCTGTGGCGGATGGCGACGTCGACGTCCTGCAGGGCGCGGATGCGCACCGTGCCGGCGGCCGAGCCGGTGTAGGGGTCGGCCATCAGGTCCAGCGTGCCCCACATGCCGATCACCAGATCGGCCCAGTTGCCGAACACGATGGCCGAGCAGACGGCGCCGCTGCCGCCCTTGACCAGGTTGGACGGCACGGCGTTGGTGACGCCGGTGCGGTAGCCGTTGAGCGGCGTGTCGCCGCCGTCCCAGATAAAGCCGTTCTGGCCGCTGACCTTGGACGTGCCCTTGAGCTTGCCGCGGGTCTGCGCGTTGACCAGGTAGCCGAGGGTGCCGACGTCCGCGTTGGCGACGGCGACGTCGGTCTCCAGCTCGACGATGTGGGCCCAGGTGGGCGCCGCGCCGTCGGTGCCGCCGACGACGGAGGCGGTGATGGCGTTTAGGATGCCGATCGGCTGGTTCGCCGAGCCGGTGCCGTTGATGGCCGCCTGCTGGATGGCCAGGCCCAGGATGGTCGCCAGGTCCTGCGTCACCATGGCCTCGACGTCGACGCTGGACTGCAGCAGCAGGCGGCGGCTGATGTCGGTGTAGGCGCCGACGGTGCGCGGCGACATCGTGACCTGGCCGAAGGACTGGTTCGCCTCGCCGCCGGGAACGGTGTTCTCGCTCACCCAGTAGGCCGTGCCGGCGCCGGTCATCTTCGGAATGGCGATGTTGCCCTGCAGGCCGCTCAGCATGCGCGTGCCCATGCCCATGACCACCATGGCGTTGCGCAGCAGCTCGATGAAATCGCCCGACAGCTCGGTGGCAACCAGGTTGCCGCCGGCCGTGGCGGTGGACACGGTCAGGTCGCGCTTCTGCACGTCGTGCGGCACGTAGAAGCCGCGCGCGGCGCGGCCGGCCTTGGCGGCGACGGCGTCGCTGGCCTCGCGCTCGAACGCGGCGGCGCGCTGGGCGGCGGCGTCCTGCGGGTTGGCCAGGGCGTTCAGCGCACGCACGATGCTGAAGCGGCGCACCTCGGCCGGGCTCATGCCGATGTCGGCGCTGGGCAGGGGCTTGTTGCTGAGCTTCTCGAGTGCCTCGCGCTGGAACTGCTCCAGGGTCAGGCCGCGCTGGATGGCGTCCATCGCCATCTCGGCGCCGCCGGGCAGGTGGCGGGCGGCCTTGCTGATCTCGGCAGCGTCGTTGCGGGCGGCCTGGGGCTGGATGTCGGACATATTCTGGGGCTCCGTGGCGGGCTGGGCCGCCGTGTCGGTGGGTTGGGGGTCGGCGGCGAGCGGCGCGGAGGCCGGCTCGCTGCGTTCGACGGTGTCGCCCTGCTCGGGCTCGTCGGCGGGGCCGGGCTGCGCGGCCTGGGCGTCGTCGAGGCTGCGGCCGACGCCGACCTCCACGTCCGCGGGCACGCTGACCAGGCTGACTTCAAGCGGCTCCCAGTCGACGATGCGGTAGGTTTCCTTCCCGTCCGCTTCGCCCACGGTCTTCGCCCGGTGGATCATGTAGCCGACGCTGACGTTGCGGCGGATGCCGTCCTTCACGTCCTGCCACACCTCTTCGGCGCGCGCGCTCTTGCCGAAGCGCACGACGGCGCGGGCCACCCGGTCCGCACCGATCTCCACCGATTCCACGACGCCGATCACGTCTCGCCAGTCGTGATCGACCAGAAGGTTGGCGCCTTGGGACAGACGGCGCACGCGCATGGCGGCGGCGCTGACCTCGAGCACCTCGACACCCCATCCGCGGTCCACCGGCGTCTCGCTGGCGAAGGCCAGCGAGACGGTGCGCGCGTCCTCGTCCACCATTGCGCGCTCGACCTGCACGGCGCGCTCGCTGCGGCCTTTCGTCAGGTGCTGGGCCAGGGTGGCGGGGATCTTGGGGGTCGACATGGGCGGGATGGTCGCGGCCAGCCGCGCAAGCGATCAACCCCAAGCGCTTGGCCCGCGGATTTGCGCTGTCAGGCGCGGCGGCCTATCGACGCGCACCGGCCGTGATGCTGCTCGCGCCATCCGTGCCAGACGCAGAAACGCACAGGCGGCCCGCACGCTGGCGGCGGTGGAGGCGGTGCAGGTGCCGGCAGACGGATGCGGATGCGGATGCGCAGCGTGCGGCCTGGTGCGGTAGCTGCGGCTGTCGGGGGTGGCTGCGGGGGCGGGGGGTCGGGGGGCGGCGGCGCTGGAGGCGCGGCACGAGGCTCGGCTGGTGCAGGCGGTGAGGGTCTGCTCTGTGCGTTTTCCCGTTCGCCGACGCGCTCTCCCGATAGGGCGGTCGGCGACGGCTCGGGTTCGTCGGCTTGGCTAAAGCGAGCCCGGCTCTTGGGCCGGGTCTTCCGCCGGCCGGCTGGCCTCGGCCAGCGTCGCGTTGTACGCCTCACGCGCGGCCGTGATGCCCGCGTCCGCCGTGTCCGTGCCGTACTGGTTCTGGTAGCTCAGCGCGGCCATGCTCATCACGAACTGGACGTACTCGGTGTTCGTGCCGAACGGACCAGCCTCGGGCTTGTTGGTGTCGATGGTGACTTTCACTCTGCGGGTCCTTCCTTCGGTTGAGCGTCGAGCGCGGCCTGCACCTTGATGGCGAGCGGGACCGCGTGCTGAGCGGCTTGCAGGCCGCCGGCCTTGGTTGCGAGATCCAGCAGGCCGATGAGCTGCTGGGCTTCCTGGGGGGTCAGGTCAAGGGTCATGGTCAGTCGTTCGTCGTCTTGGCTGCGATGTAGTAGATGGTCCCGCCGATGTCGACCTCGATGGTCCGGTTCGGGCTGGTCGGGCTGACTGTCGCCGCCACGCCGAGCTTCCACGTACCCGACGTGCCGCCAGCAGGCGCATTGGTTTTCAGGCTTGCAGATTCGAGCGCCGCGTTTGCGGAATCATCTGCAAGCCGCACGATGAGCGCTGCGCTGCTGCGCTTCAGCGACGGGAAAGACGACGTGGTGCCGCCAAATTGCAAACGGTTGAAGTCTGTTTCAGCAGCATTTGTAAGCGTCACTATTCCATCTGTTGGGGACGACAACAATGACTTGTTTTGCCACCCGAGATATCTGGCTCCGTCGACAAATACTTGGTACGGTAGTATGCTACTGTTAAACGTAACAGCCGTCGCAAACGTGACGGCTCCGGTGCCTGCAATAGTGATCCGCGTCGTGCCGTCCGTCTGCAGCTCCAGCGCCCGCGCCGTGCCGGTGCCGGCCTTCTCCGTCCCGATGCGCAGGACGTTGCTCGCCCACTCGAACTTCGCGCGCTCGTAGTTACTGCCGTCCGTGAAGGTGTTGTAGAGGCGGAAGGTCTGGGCAGCGATGCCGTTGCGCTGGGCGAAAGTTCCCGCCGCCTCCGCAATCAAAAACGTATCCGGCGAGCTTATGTTCCCCCCGGACGCCGCACCAAACCCCGCATTTAAGAAAGCATACGGGAACGAAGATGACACCCTTAGCACGTCACCAACGCCAATAGCACCTATTCTTGAGTTATTCGCCAGATAAATGTGTCCAGCTTTAGACATCTGGATTCTTGAGGTTCCCCCCACCTGCAGATCCATCAGCAGCGAGCCGGCCGCCGACGCGGTGTCGGTGACGTTGTACTTGA